GATGCCAAGCAGCCCAGATTTTCAGTTGAGAACTGTTCGCAACAAGGCGACCCCATAGGTCAGGAGCGCACACGATTCCCAGGGCCTGTCACAGCAACTTGTCACACCTTCCCTAGCTTGTGACAAGGTGCGACAAGCCGGGCTAAGTGCTGATCAGCGTGGGGGAAGCGGCCAAAGTGCTCGGCCTGAAGAGCCGAGGCAGCATCTACCGCAAGATCCAGCGCCATGAGCTGGAGACGGTGCCGGGCCCTGACGGCAACCCTCTGATCGAGCGCGACAACCTGGAGCAGCGCTGGGCAGCGATCACCCGCACCCGCACCGATTCGCCCAACCCACTGCGGCCAGCGGCCGAGCGCACCAAGCCCCAGCCGAAGCAGCCGCCACTACCGCCCAGGGCGCCAGAGCCTGAGGAGCTGCCGGCCTACAACGACAGCCGCGCCCGCAGCGAATACGAAAAGGCCAACCTGCTGGAGCTGCAGCGCAAGACGCAGGAAGGCCTGTTGCTCCGCCGCGAGGATGTGGAGCTGGCCTGGGGCGGCGCGGTCAACATCACCCGCACCCGTCTGCTCGGTGTGCCCAGCACGGCAAAGCAGCGCATCCCGCACCTGGAGATCGAGGAGGTGGAGCTGCTGACCACGCTGATCCGCGAGGCCCTCGACGAGCTGGCGGCCGGGGAGGTGAAGGCATGATCACCGTTGACCCTGCGGAATTGACGCGGCAGATCCTGGCAGGCTTCAAGCCACCACCACGACTGCGGCTCAGCCAGTACGCCGACGAGTTTGCGGTGATGACCGGCAACGCAGCCGAAAAAGGCAAGTGGAACACGCTGCCGTACCAGCGCGAGATCCTCGACGCCTTCACCGATCCGACCGTGGAGACGGTGGCGATCATGAAGTCCGCCCGGGTGGGCTGGACCAAGATGTTGGGCGTGGTGGTGCAGTTCTTCAGCCACCAGGATCCCTGCCCGGTGATGATCGTGCAGCCGGTCAAGGAAGACGCGGAGGGCTACAGCAAAGAGGAGATCAAGCCGCTGTTTGAGGACACGCCGGTGCTGCGCGGTCTGATCTCTGAGAGCAAGTCCCGCGGCACCGCAAGCAACACGATCCTCCTAAAGCAGCTGAGCAATGGCGGGCTGATTGACATCGTGAACGCAGCCAGCGGCAGATCATTCCGGCGCAAGTCCAGGAAGGTGGTGCTGTTCGATGAGGTGGACGCCTACCCCAAACTCGACGAGGGCGACCCGATCAAGCTGGGCCGCAACCGGGCGGACTACTACTGGGACCGCAAGATTGGCCAGGGTGGCACTCCGATCTTCGCCGGTGGCAAGACAGAGGAGGCCTTCCTGCGTGGCGATCAGCGGCGCTTCTATGTGCCGTGCCCGTTCTGCCAGGCCATGCAAGTGCTGCGCTGGGAGCAGATGATCCGCGAGGGTGAGCACGCCGGTCATTACGGCTGCGAGAACTGCGCCGAGCCGATCCCGCACAGCAAGAAGCGGTGGATGGTGGAGCGCGGCAAGTGGCGCCCCACGGCGGTGAGCCAGCAGCCGGGGCTGGTGAGCTTCCACATCTGGGCCGCCTACAGCTACTCCCCCGCAGCGGACTGGACCGTGCTGGTGCGCGAGCACGCCGAGGCCTTGGACGCCATGCGCAAGGGTGACCCCGACGCGATGCAGACCTTCCACAACACGGTGCTGGGCGAGCCGTGGGAAGACTCCATCAGCGGCAAGCTCACCGGCGACGGCCTGGCCCAGCGGCGCAAGAACGAAGCAGCCGGCAATGGCTATCCCGAGGGCACGGTGCCTGATGGCGTGCTGCTGCTCACCGCTGGCGTGGACGTACAGGGCGGCGGCGGCACCACCGGCGAGCGACTGGTGCTCACGGTCTGGGGTTGGGGCCGTGGGGAAGAGGGCTGGCACCTTGGTCACTGGGAGATCGATGGCGACCCGCAGCAGCCGGAGACGCTGGCCCAGCTCGACCAGATCGCCAAGACGAGATGGCGCCGCGCCGATGGCACCGAGCTCCGGCTGACCATGGGCGGCATTGACGACGGCGGCTATGCCACCCATGAGGTGCGCGACTGGTGCCGCAGCCGCGCCTCGAGCTGGGTGCCGATGAAGGGCGCACACCAAAAAGGGAAACCGCTGATCGGCCGCGGCGTGCCGGTGGATGTGAACAGGAAAAACCAGGGCATCACCAAGCGCGGCGTGCTGCTGTTCAACGTCGGCTACGACGCCAGCGTCAACCACCTGCAGGGCCGCCTGCGCAATGAGCAGCCGGGCCCCGGCTATTTGCACTTCGGCCAAGGCTCGACCGATCAGTTCCTGGCTGAGCTGTTCCCGTGGAAGCGAATGCCAAAGCGCGACAAAGGCCAAACCACCTACAGCTGGGTGCTACCTGCTGGCTCTCGCGACGAAGCCGGCGACTGCACGCGCATGGCCTATGCCGCCCTGCAGCTGGTGGCCCGCCGCTACAACCGCGCCACGATGTGGGACCAGTTCGAGGCGCAGCTGGGCAACGCCAAGCCCGACACCGGCGGCCCGTTGTCCTTGAAAGGCTGGAGCCGCTGACTCAGGACGGCTAGCCTGAGCCCATGGCAGGAATTACCCTCACCCTGGCGCAGACGCAGCTCGACGCCTACTTGGCGGCCGAGATTGCGATTCTCAGCGGCCAAGAGTATGTGATTGGCAGCCGGCGCCTCAAGCGAGCCGATCTGGCATCGGTGCAGGCCGGCATCACGCTCTGGAACCAGCGGGTGCAAGACCTGACCGCCAGGCAGACGCGCACGCGCTACGTCGTTCCTGCCCCCAACTTCTGATGGCCAATAAGCCGCCCCTGCTCGATCGCCTGATCACCAGGCTCTCCCCTAAGTGGGCCCTAGAGCGCGACCAAGCCCGCGCCGCCCTGGCACGATCCGGCGGCTACGTCGGCGGGGCCTATAGCCAGCGCTTCGCCAACTGGTCCCCCGGCGTGCGTGACGCCGATGGTGATATCACCTACGACCTGCGCGAGATGCGCGGGCGATCGCGTGACCTGGCCCGCAATGCCCCGATTGCCCGGGGTGCGGTCGGCACAATGGTCACCTACGTGGTGGGCACCGGCCTGTCAGTGCAAAGCCGGATTGATGCAGAGCTGCTGGGGCTGAGCGAAGACGAAGCCAGCGCCAAGCAGAAGGAGTTCGAGCGCTACTTCAACACCTGGGCCGCTTCGCAATTTGCTGATGCCAACCAGCGCCAGAGTTTTTATGAGCTGCAGGATCTGGCAGAGCGCAGTGAGCTGGAATCCGGCGATGCCTTTGCGCTGCTGGTGAAGTCCAAGGCGCCGAACTGGCCGTATCAGCTGGCGGTGCAGATCGTTGAGGCCGATCGGGTTTGCAACAAGGGCCGCGCCATGGATACCAGCGAGATGACGCAGGGGATCGTCAGAAAGAACGGCATCCCCTACAGCATCATGGTGGCCGATCGCCATCCAGGTCAGGTGATGGGGCTGGACAAGGCCAACTGGCAGGAGGTGCCTTTCTACGGAAAGACCGGGCGCCGCAATGCTCTGCACCTCATGCACATGGAGCGCCCGGACCAGACCCGGGGCGTTCCCTGGCTGGCGCCGATCATCGCCAAGGTGAAGCAGCTCGACCGCTACAGCGATGCCGAGGTGGATGCCGCCGTGAACGCAGCGGCTAACGCCGTGTTTGCCACGATGGATCCTGATGCCTTCAGCGATCTCTTCGATGCTGACGCCCAGGGCGCCTACATCGATAACGCCAAGCGATGGGACGGCACCATCGAATCCGGGCGGGTGATCAGCACGCTGCCCGGCGAATCAATCACCAGCCCCACGCCAGGCCGGCCGAACCCCGCATTCGAGCAGTTCTTCCTGGCGGTGAACAACGAGATCGCCATGGGCCTGGGCCTGCCCCGCGATGTGCTGCTGAAGGCCTTCAATGCCAGCTACTCCGCCAGCCGTGCGGCGCTGATGGACGCCTGGCGCACCTACAAGGTGAGGCGGTTCCGCAAGGCGTCGCGGTTCTGCCAGCCGATTTACGAAGAGATCATCGCCGACGGCGTGGCCATGGGCCACCTGTCCGCCCCGGGCTTCCTGGCGGATCCGATGATTCGCACTGCTTGGCTGGGATCGTTCTGGAGCGGCGACGGCCCTGGCGCGCTGGATCCGACCAAGGAGGCGACCGCAGCAAAGCTCCGCATTGACATGGGCCAGACCACCCTGCCTGAGGAGATCCTGGCCTACGACGGCGGCGACTGGGAGACAAAGCACCGCACTTCGGTGCGGGTGCGAAACGATCGAGTTCAAGACGGCCTGGAGGCTCCGATCACCATGCAGCCGGGGCCGCCCGGGTTGCCATCTGCCGCCGTGCCAGATCCTGCCAACCCACTTGGCTTGGTTGACCCAGAGCCATTCCTAGATTGATGCCATGAACATCCTCGACGTTCTCTATCAACCGTGGGCGATTGCCCCGGATCGGCTGATGGAAATCCAGTCGATCTATGCCGCCCACCTGCGGGGCGAATCGATCGACATTGATGCCGTCGAGGCCCGCATCGGCCGGCAGCTGCAGAACCAGCCGCAGGGCTACCAGGTGCAGGATGGCGCCGCCCTGATCCCGCTGCGTGGTGTGATGGCGCCCCGCATGAACCTGATGAGCCAGGTGAGCGGCGGCACCAGCACAGAGCTGTTCGCCCGTGACGTGAAGGCCGCGCTCAATGATCCGGCGGTGCAATCAATCGTGCTGCTGGTGGACTCCCCCGGCGGCGCCGTCGGCGGCACGATGGCAGCCGCCTCGGCGGTGATGGCTGCTCGCGGCGTAAAGCCGATCGCCACCTACAGCGACGGCACCATGGCCAGCGCCGCCTACTGGGTAGGCTCAGCTGCTGATCGGGTCTATGTGAGCTCTGGCGTTGACCAGGTAGGCAGCATCGGCGTCGTCGCGTCCCATGTGGATGTGAGCCAGCGCGAGCAGGCCCTAGGCATCAAGACCACCGAGATCGTGGCCGGCAAGTTCAAGCGGATCTCCAGCCAGTACGGGCCGCTCACCGAATCAGGCAGGCAGTCAATCCAGGATCAGGTGGATTACCTCTACTCCCTGTTCGTCGGCGACGTTGCCGCCCAGCGCGGGGTCTCTGCCGATCAGGTGATTGCCGACATGGCCGATGGTCGGGTGTTCATTGGCCAGCAGGCCATTGATGCAGGGCTGGTGGATGGGATCACTACCCTGAATGATGTAATCGCTCAGATCAATGACCGCGCGGCGACCGCTTCCCGGATCTCCGCATCACTTCCCTCTCTCCCGAGAATTTCTATGGACCACAACCAAGTGGCCGCCGATTGGGCGGCCGAGAATCCGGAGGCTGCGGCGGTCCTGCGGACCGAAGGCGCAGCTGGTGAGCGTGACCGCATCGCCGCAGTCCGGGCTCAAGCGCTGCCAGGGCATGAAGGCCTGATCGACAAGCTGGCCGCCGATGGCCAGACCACCGGCCCCGAAGCTGCCATGGCGGTGATCGCCGCCGATCGCGTGCGCCAGCAAGGCATCGCCAAGGCCCGCCTGGACGACGCCATCGACGCCGTGCCCCAGGCCGCCGCTCCTGCTCTTGATGATGCAGCCTCAGGCTCCCGACTCGGAGCCAATGGCGTCATTGACGCCAAGACCGACGCTGCTGCTCTCGACGCAGCCGCCAAGGCTTACCAGGCTGCCAACCCCGGCACCGACTATCTCTCCGCCGTCAAGGCGGTTCAATCCCCCAACGGAGGTAACTGACCATGGCTGTAGGAGAAATCACCCTGCTGCAGGAGACCGTCACGCTCTCCGCTACCGCGACCCAGTACCGGGGCGTTCTGCTCACCGGCGCTGCCGTCTCTGCCGCTGGCAACGGCTACCCCTGCGCCACCGGCGGCGCCAGCGGTGACTCTGTTCCCGTGGTTCTGCTTGGCGTGGCGATCGGCGAAGCCGGTGCAGCCGTGACCGCGGGCGCCCTGCTCGAGTTCGACTCATCCGGTCGGTTCATCACCCGGTCCGCTGGCGTTTCCGTCGCCCGCGCTCTTAGCAGCGCGGCCGGTGCTGGCTCGACGCTTGAAGTCTTCGTCATCCCCAACTGAGGTAACCCCCGATGCCCCAACTCACTCCCTCTCAGGCACGGGTTATTAACCCCGTCCTGAGCTCCATCGCCCAAGGCATTCAGCAGAACGACCTGGTGGGCAGCCACCTGTTCCCTGCTGTTGACGTGCCCCTGCGCGGCGGCCAGATCCTGACCTTCGGTCGGGAAGCCTTCATGCAGTATTCCAACCTGAACCGCGCTCCTGGCACCTCCACCCCCCGGGTGCAGTTCGGCTACAGCGGCTCGACCTACGCCCTGGTGGATTACTCCATCGAGGGCAAAGTTCCCGTTGAGATTGAGCAGGAGGCCATGAACTCCAGCTTCAGTCTTGACCATGCCGCCGTTGCGCTGAACGGCGCCAGCCGGATCCTCCAGCTGCGCCTGGAGATCGCCCAGGCCACCCTGGCAACCACCCTCAGCAACCACGCATCCAGCAACCGGATCACCCTGTCCGGTACTGCTCAGTGGTCTGACTTCGGCACCACCAGCAACCCGCTCAACGACATTGAGACGGGCAAGGAAGCGATCCGCGCTGGCACTGGCCGCCGTCCCAACGTGGGCGTCATGGGCCCCGCCGTTTGGGCGAAGCTCAAGTATCACCCGATCGTGAAGGACTACACCAAATACACCGGCCGCGAAGTGGCGACCCTGGACATCCTGTCTGCTCTGACCGGAATCCCCAACTGGTACATCGGCGATGCAGTCTCCTCCAACGACGCCGGCACCACGCTGAGCGACGTTTGGGGCAAGGACGTGGTGCTGGCCTACAGCGAGCTCGGCAGCGTGGCCAACTACGGCGCTCCCACCTTCGGTTACACCTACAACCTTGCAGGGTATCCGCTGGCTGAAGAGCCTTATCAGGACCGCAACCACAAATCGCAGTTCTTCCCCGTCACCCGGGCCGAAGCTCCTGTGATCGCTGGTCAGCTGGCTGGCTACCTGATCAAGTCCTGCGTTGCCTGATGGGTAACTACCGGATCCTGCTGGGCCCGATTAACGACGGTACCGCCATCCATGAGGACGGCGGTACCATTTCCCTGGCCGCAGCAGAAGCGGCTCCGCTGATGGAGCTGGGCGTCATCAAGCCACTTCCTGCCAAGCCACTTCCTGCCAAGGAAGTGAAACCCCGCAAGCCCGCAGACTGATGGCCTTCACCGAGGATCTCTCTGTTTTCCTCGACTTCAACGGCTTTGGGGTCCCTGTGACTGCCGGGGCCGTTTCTGGCGTGGGAATCCTTGATCAAAACAGCGAGATCATCCTCGGCGGCGAGATCACTGTGATTGATTATCTGCTCACCGTGCCAACCGCCACCTTCGGCAGCCTGAGCTATGGCGATGCCATCACTGTGGATGGAGCCAGCTACAAAGTTGAAACCCAGCCGCAACGCTTTGACGACGGCACGTTTTGCCGGGTGCCGCTGGTGAAGATCACAGCTGATCAAGTCCCAGTCCTGATTCTGGACGGTGATTTTCTGTGACCATCTATCAATCCACGGCCTACAGAGTCCGCCAGCTATTTAGCACCCTGGCTGCTGTGACGGCCAGCAATCCGGTGTTGCTGGAGGGCGAGCGATGGCACGAAAAGAGCACCACCGGCCGCTTCACGGGTCGCACTAAGACCGGTGATGGCGTCGTCACTGGCGGCGGCACAACTATTACCGGCACAGCATTCAACGATCTCCCGTTCGATCCCAGCGGCGGCGCATCACTGAGCGATGCCATCCCCCAGACGCTTGGCACTGCAGCCGCTGGCACTGGCACTGAAGCGAGCCGCAATGATCACCGGCACGCAATGCCAACAGCGGCTCAAGTGGGCGCAGACGCCACAGGGACCGCAGCGGCGGCAGTGGCAGCCCACGTCGCAGCGGCAGATCCCCACCCCGTCTACACCACCACAGCAGAGGCAGCAGCAGTAGCTCCAGTGCAGTCTGTGGCGGGGCGAACCGGTGCGGTGGCGCTGGCTGCTGCCGACGTTTCAGGCGCGGTTTCAAGTAGCGATACCAGGCTGAGCGATTCCCGTGAATGGAGCGCGGCCACCGCCACCCAGGCTGAAGCCGAGGCAGGCACCAGCGCCACGCGCCTCGCATTCACTCCCCTGCGAGTGTTCCAGGCCGTTGCCGCCTGGTGGGTGGCAAGCGCAGCGAAGACAAAGGTTGACGGCATTGCAACCGGTGCCACAGCGAATCAGACCGACGCCTACTTGCTGAGCAGAGCAAACCACACCGGCACGCAGGCGGCCGCAACCATTACTGGCCTAGGCAGCCTGGCCACCCAGTCCGGCACTTTCTCTGGCGCCAGCAGCGGGACCAACACCGGCGATCAAACGATCACCCTGACGGGCGAAGTTACCGGAAGCGGCACCGGCAGTTTTGCGGCCACGGTGGACAACGCTGCGGTGATCGGCAAGGTGTTAAGCGGCTACACCAGCGGTGCTGGCACGGTGGCGGCAACAGACTCGATCCTGCAGGCGATCCAGAAGCTGAACGGTAATGACGCAGCCTTCTTGACATCGGCTACGGCAGCTACGACTTACCAGCCGCTCAAAGCAAACCTGACAGCGTTGGGAAACAACAACCCGGCGTATTACCTAGCCAGGGCTAATCACACCGGCACGCAGGCGGGCTCCACGGTGACCGGCGCGTTGACGGCATCCGGCATGACCATGGCCACCGCTCGCATCTTGGGGCGCAGCACGGCAAGCACGGGGGCGGTGGAGGAGTTTGCCCTGCTGGGCCTGGCGTTCAATGGCGCCAACCTGGCCACGCTGGCGGATCTGGTGATCCCGCTGTCGGACGAGACAACGGCTCTCACGGCATCATCAAGCGTTGCCAAGGTCACAATCCCCTACTGGCCCCGCGCCACGGTGTTGACCGACCTGCCGATCTGGGCTGTGGCAACTGCCCCAACCGGTGCGGCACTGCAGTTTGATATAAAGATTGGTGGCACTTCGATCTACACAACGCTGCCGACGATTGCAGTAAGTTCCACCAACAGCACAGCATCGGCTGGTACATTCTCCACGGCATTCATCAGTGGCGGCCAGTCCATTGCTGCCGGTGCATCCGTTGCGTTTTTTGTCACGCAGATCGGCAGCACCGTTGCAGGTGCTGGGCTCAAGCTGGCGCTGCTCACTAGGAGGGCCGGATAATGCTGCAGTATTGGGGGAATAGTTATGGGTTTGGTTATATAATTGTTGATGCCGACGCGCAGGCGTGGGTCACGGCGGTAGAGGGCGCATCCGGCGACAACCAGCCGCTGGAGGATGCCATCAAGCGGGCCGTGGATACCTACGTTCAGGCCCTGAAAACAAACAGCATCTGGACTTCAGCGGCTCAGCTTCTGCTGCCATGCGGGCCGCGAACATTGGCTGGGGCATTGAGGCCGTTGAAAGGTGCGGCGCCAACGAATGGAAACGGATCGGCGGGCGCAACACAATTCACATCTGACAACTACAGCCGCAAGAATGGGTTAGGCAAAACATCAAATGCTAGTGCCTATCTAAACAACAATGTTGCTACAAACTCAGTTAGCGCAACAAGTCACGCATTATTTGCGTATGGCGCCATAAACGCAAGCTCGGGAGATAGTGTTATATGCGGCAGGTTTAATGGCGCTACCGGAGACACTCTTATTGTCCTAGATGAGTGGTCTGTCTACGTTTCCGGGCGTGCTTTTAGAAGTGGCACCTTTACAAATGGGCCGCTGGAGTTTCCGCTGATTACGGCAACCGCAGCGGTAACATGCATGGTAGGTAGCCGAACAAGTTCGTCTAGCGCCGCGCTTTACGTGGATGGAACCACAGCCACAAACGCAACTAACCGCACTCTTACTTTGTCTACTCAAAACTTTTATACTTTTGCATATAATAACAACAACGCCAGCGCCACTGGTTTTTCCTCTGCCATCCTCCAGGCCACAGGCATTTTCTCCACCGGGCTAAATGCTACCCAAGCTGCTGCGCTGCGTTCGGCAACTGCCACCTACGTCGCTGCTATCAACGCCGCCTTCTAACTCATGAAACTCCTCTATGACCTCACCAGCGATCTACTTGTTCCCTACCCCCGCACCGACAATGAGCCGGTGGTCGGGCTGGATCCGGCTTACCTGGAGCTGGATCTCATCCAAGTTGATCAGCCCAAGTACGACCCCACCACCCAACGACTGGAGCCAACCGAAACGATCGACCTTGATGCCAGCACCGTAACCCGTGGCTGGAAGCTGATCAAGCTACCTGTGCCACCACCACCGCCACCCACCCCCGACTGGGCCACGTTCAAAGTCACGGCGCTGAGCAGCGATTCCCTGAACACAATCCTGGCCGATGCCTTCCAGATTGCTCCGGTTGCTGCCGCCTCACTGGCACCTGCTCTGCTGCGAGCTGAGTACGCAGGCCCCACTGATTTTGCCGCTGCATGGTCAGTCATTTGCGCTGCGGTACCGGTGGCGCCTGATGTGATCAGTGGGTTCCAGCAGGTGGCGATGGACTGCCATCTGCCAGATGAGTTCATCGCTGCACTCTCGCCAGAATGAACTATCCCCCGGCGACTGCCATGCCTCCTGAAGATGTATCTCATCGCGACATCTATGTGCGCCTGGCCGAGCTGGGGGCAAAGATTGATTCAATCCTGGCGATAGGGCCGCAGGTGGCCAAGCCTGCCGGGCTCCAAGAGCTGACGCCATGACGGCCCTAGCGGGGGCGGCAAATGTGGCGTTGGGCGTGGCATTGCAGGAGAAACCATGACAATGAGCAAGTCAGAGCGGATCCTGGCGGCCATCGTGACCGCGATCACCCCCACCAGTGGCATCAGCTCAAGGGTGTTTCGTGACCGCTGGGAAGCCGTCGCCCGCAATGAAATGCCCTGCCTGGTGGTGGAGCCGCTGGGCGAAGAGCCCGGCCAGACCTCAATCCCCTTTACCGATTACACCATCACCGTGTCGGTGGACATCCTGATCAATGGCTCACCGCTGAGCGCCCTAGCCGATCCGATCCGAGTTGATGCCCATGCCCGCCTGATGGCTGACCGCACCCTCGGCGGCTTGACCCACTCAGTTGACCCAGGCCCCATTGAGTGGAAGGGCGAGCCAGGAGAGATCGGCATCCTTAGCCTGAGTTATCGGATTCCGTTCCGCACCCTGACTGAAGACCTGACCCGATGACAGTTCCTAGCCTGAGTGCAGACAAAGAGTTTGATCTGGGGATGGGCGGTGAATACCTGCTTAATCCCAAGACCAACAAGCGGACCCTGATCACCCGCACCGCTCCCGCTCCCACACCTACCGAGCTGCCCGATGCCATTCCTGACGCGCAAGCGGACAATTCTGATCAAGGCTGAGACCGTCTCCGGCACGGATTCGGTACCGACCGGAGCAACTGATGCCCTGACCGTCCGAAGCATTGACGTGTCGCCGATTGACGCGGACGTGGTGAGCCGTGACTTGATTCGCCCCTACCTGGGCAACAGCACCCAGCTGCTGGCCAACATCAAAGTGCAGTGCAACTTTGAGGTGGAACTGGCCGGCAGTGGCACCGCTGGCACCGCTCCCCGTTGGGGTCCCGCCATGCTGGCCTGCGGGACTGCCGCCACCACCGTGGCATCAACGAGCGTCACCTACGCCCCGGTCAGCTCCAGCTTCTCCAGCGCCACCGTCTACTACTTCGCCGACGGCATCAAACATGCCGTGACCGGCTGGCGCGGCACCTTTGAGATCAAAGGTGAGCTGGGCCAGATCCCCACGATCTCCTTCACCGGTACAGGCGTCTATAGCACCCCCACCGATACGGCTGTGGGGGCTGTGACCTATGGCGCCCAGGCCGATCCGTTGATCTTTACCAGCGGCAACACCACGGCGTTCAGTCTGTTTGGTCACTCCGGTTGCCTGTCGTCGTTCTCGTTCGCCATAAACAACGAGATCCAATATCGCGAGCTGATCGGCTGCACCAAAGAAGTGCTCATCACCGACCGCAAGCCCAGCGGCCAGGTGATGATTGAGTCTGTGCCGATCGCCACCAAGGATTATTTCAGCATCGCCACTGGCACCACCACTGGCAACCTGACCCTGACCCACGGCACCACCGCTGGGAACCGTGCGGTGTTCACCGGCGCCCAAACCGACATCACCAACCCCAGCTATGGCGACATGAACGGGGTGATCATGCTGAATCTCCCCTGCGTGTTCCTGCCCACTACGGCCGGCAACAACGAGTTCTCGCTGGCCCTGACCTGATCAGGCTCCCGAGCCTGAACCACTGCATCACCACCCATGCCCCTCCAGCTCCGCAGCCAATCCCCCAGCTACCGCTGGCCCGTCGTCGTTGAGTTCCCCGTTGACGGCGGGAAGTTCGACAAGGAAACCTTCGACGCCGAGTTCAAGCGGCTTCCACAGGATCGCCTGCGCGAGATCGGGGAGAAGATCGAAGGCGGCACCATCTCTGATCTTGAGCTGCTGGATCAGGTGCTGACCGGCTGGGCCGGCATCCTTGACGAAGCTGGCGACGATGTGCCTTTCTCTGAGGTCAGCCGTCAAAAGATTTTGAACGTCCCCCTGGTGGCCTCCGCCATCGTGGCCTCTTGGCTGGAGTCGCTGGCGAAGGGTAAGCGAAAAAACTGATCGAGGCCGCCGAACTCTGGGTGACCGGCGGCCGACAGGATGGACCAGACCCAGCGGAAGCGGCAGCGCTGGGGGTGATCGTGCCCGAGCCTGAACTGCAGATCTTTGACATTCACCCTGAGGCCGAAAAGGGTATCCGAATGTTTCTGCAGGTTTGCACTCAATGGCGCGTCAGCGATGGCCAGCGGATCGGCTTGGATTATGCCGTCGTGCTGGCTCTTCTTAGCCTGGAGCAAGAGCCGAACCCGACTGAAGTTCTGGAGGATGTGCGGGTGATGGAAGACGCAGCACTGGCAAAACTGGCGGAGCTTGCAGCCTGATGGCCAACCTTGACGCGCTGCTGCGAATCAAGGCCGACGTTCAGGGTGCCAATGGCATCGTTGCGCTGAATCGTCAACTGCAGGGCGTTGAGCGCACGGCGGCTGGGGCGAGTGTGGCCATGCGGGGCATGGCTGGATCATCGGCCCTGCTGACAAGCTCCCTAGGGGCCTTGGCTCCACTGCTCAGCGCTGCTGGATTGGTGGGCCTGGTGAAAGGCGCCATCGATGCGGGCGACGCGATGAACGACCTGAGCCAGCGCACCGGCGTGAGCGTCGAGGCCCTGGCGAAGTTCAAGAAGGCAGCAGCCACTAGCGGCACTGACATTGACAACGTGGCCAAGAGCCTGGGCCGGCTCAGTAAGGGCATGTTTGAGGCGGCCACCACCGGCAAGGGGAAGGCAGCCGATGCACTAAATGTCCTGGGGATTAGCGCCAAGGACGCGGCCGGCAACATCAAAAGCGCCGATGCGGTGACCCTGGAGATCGCCAACCGCTTCAAGGCCATGCCGGACGGCGTGACCAAGACGGCCCTGGCGATGGCCCTGTTCGGCAAGAGCGGCGCCGAAATGATCCCGATGCTCAATATGGGCGGTGCTGCGATCGATTCGCTCAGCGTCAAAATGACCAAGGCCTTTGCGCAGAAGGCCGACGAGTACAAAGACAAGCTGGCGATCCTCAGCGGCAAGGTTGGCGCGCTTGGCGCTGATCTGGCGGTTGCTCTATTACCCGCTCTGAACGCCGTCACAGATGCTGTGACGGCTGGGGTGACGGCATTCAACTCAATGCCTGGCGTTCTCCAGTCGGCAACACTTTCAGCAGCAACCCTGGCCCTGGCATGGGGCCCACTGACTGGGCTGATGGGAACCCTGGCTAAGGCCACGGTGCCACTGGTGGCCAATGCCATGGCCAACCTTGCGCTGCAGACCGCATTGGCTGGCAGCACCCTGCCGCCGCTGTCGGCTGGCCTGGCAATGGTCGAAGGCGCGATGCTGGCTATCCCCGGATGGGGCTGGGCGCTGGCTGGTGTCGCCGCGCTGACGAGTCTGACGGCCTATGTCTATTCCACCAACGAGGCCTTTCGGGATTTCGTGGCCAACTTGGGCGACGTGATTAGCGGAGATTTCAGGCGGTCCATGGAGGCAATGGGCAACTTCGCGGCCGGGGCGGGGAGATTCATCAGCGATAAGTGGGGCGAGCTGGTCAAGAACGCGCAGTGGGCCGGCGGCAAGATTGCAGAGGCCTTTGCGGGCCGCTTCGGGTTCATCGCTGACATTGCCCGCGAAACCATGGGCTGGGTGTCTCAGCACATCTCGGGCATGATCAATGCCATTCCCAAGCCCATCCGGGACAAGCTCGGGATCGCGCTGGGCAATGCCGTCGCCGGGGCCATGCCCCTGGTCTCCTACCCAGTCACCTCTGTTGGTCGTGCGCTGTCCATGGGCCCCAGGCCTGATGCAGCTCAGAGTGGCGGCGGCGGCGGTGGCGGCGTTGCCGCGCCAGCCATGGGAGCGCTGAACATGGGTGGTGGTGGGAAGACTGGCGGCGGCAGTGGCGGAGCTAAGGCACAAGTCGGCCAGATTATTGAATACCTCACCGGAGACCGGAGCTCTGGAAGTTATCGGGCTGACCACGGCGGCAGCAATTATCACGATCACCTAGCGTTCGCCAGCACCGCGCAGCGGGATGCGGCCATGAAGGAATTGCGGGCCGCTGGTATTCACATTGGGTCCGTCAACGATGGAAGACACGCAAGGAACAGTTATCACTATTCCGGCCAGGCCTTTGACGTCCCTGGCGGGCAAGTTCCGGTTGGCCAGGAAGCTGGCCTGTCTGCGTTGGTGCGCAAGGTGCTGTCTGGCGCCGGGTTTGTGGGCAAAGGAATCGGCAAGGCTGCTGGCTATTCCGATGAACTGGCCGGCCTGCGAGTGCAGGGGGAGGATAAGGCCGTAGAAGCCGCCAAGAAGGCCAAGGAAGAAGCCAAGCGCAAGGAAGAAGAGGACAAGCGGAGAAAGGAGCAGATCGCTAGGCAACTGTCCTCTGCACGCGATTTGCTGACCAGCAATGAAGCGGCGCTACGGGTGGCAGAGGCGACCACGCCCCTCGGCAAGTTGAGCGCCGAGTATGACCAGCAGCGGGCAAGGCGGATGGGCGAATACGCCGATTTACTGAGGGCTGCCCTTAGCGATGAGGAGCGCCGGGCGTTGATCACCAGCCAGCAAAAGGCCATTGGGGCCGCCGAGGTTGCATATAAGAAAGAGCTCAAGCAGCTCACAGAAGATCAGCTCAAAACCGAGCAAGAGCGGGCCAGCCTGGCCATTGATGCCGAGCGCGAGCGTGCCCAGGCCCTCCAGGAATCGCTCAGCTACATGCAGGAACTCAGCAGCCGCGACAGCATCGGCGCAGGCTTCCAGCAGGGCATCCAAAGCTATGTCGATTCAATCGGCAATATGCGCGATGCCGTTGGGCAGTTGACCACTGACACCATCGGCGGGCTGAGCAATGCGCTGGGTGAGTTGGCCACCACCGGCACGGTCAAGTTCCGTGAGTTTGCCGTGTCTGTCCTGAAGGACACGGGCGCAATGATCATGAAACAGCTGGTGCTGAAGACGATCATGAGCGCGATCGGTGGCATCGGCGGCGGGGCTGGCAGGGCTTTCGAGATGCCAGGCGCTGGATTCTTTGGCGGCGGCGGCGGAGGTGTTGACTTTGGCCAGGCAATGGGTATGCCAGGCCTAGGCTCTGTGTTGAACACTCCCACTCTGTTCAAGTTTGCCAAGGGTGGCACCTTCAACACCGGGATCATGGGCGAGGCCGGCCCCGAGGCGATCATGCCCCTGCGCCGTGGGCGCGACGGGAAGTTGGGCGTAGCTGCTGCCTACCCCGCTATTCCCGGCATCCCCAGCGGTGGCGCTGGTGGCGGCATGGATGGATCCCTTGATGTGCTGGGCGCCGCTGGTGGGGTGATGCCTGGCTCCAGCAGTAGCTCTACCAGCAGGTTTGAGCGCACCGATGCGGTGCTGACACGAATGGTTGAGGCGGCCAAGCAGGGCTCCGTCGCCACGGCTGCTGCCGCAGTTGCGGCCGGTGGTGGCGGGACAACTCGGGTGCAGCTGGAGACCACCCGGATCAACAACGTTGAGTACGTCACCCTGGAGCAGGCTCAGGGCATTGCCAACGCCGCCGCCAATCGCTCGACAGCACGGGAGCGCCGGTCGCTGCAGAGCAGCCCAGCAGCACGCAGGAGCGTGGGGGTCTGATGGATCACGACATTGCCGAGGGTGTTTATTGCCAGTTCGTCACCCGTGATGGTGCGCCTACGGGGTATGCGTTTCAGCAGTTCCACATTGGGCAGGTCCGAACCTATGACGGTGTGTCCTATCTGTTTGGCGGATTTCAGTACACCGGTGCCACGGTTGATTTGGGCTTCCCAAACGCAGAGGCGCTGCTGGTGTTTCAGGCCAATGTGTTGGGCCTGAACATCTGGAAACAGGCGGCCGATGATTTGTGGGTCGCCAAGGTGCGCACGGTCTGGCTGGATCCCGCCACATTGAATGAGACCGCCGTGCAGATGATTGATACCTACGCTGTGACTGGGTTCAGCCATGACGAACAGCAGGTAAGCGTGATGCTGGGCAGTCCATTAGATGCCATCGGCGGTGATTGGCCCCGGCGAGTGCTGACGCAAGCCATGGTCGGCGCTCTGCCGCCTAGTGCTGATGTGAGGTTCTGATGCTCGGGAAACGCCATGCCAGGTTGCTGCTGCCGATTGATCACCAGATCATCGAGGCGGTCGGCTTCACTGAGGCCGAATACCTGGAGTATCTGCAGCTGCAGGAGCAGCTGAGCCGGACTCGGCCGGCTGGGCCGGTGGCGTTGTTCGGCATTGACGATGCCATCTTGATCGGCATCGCGATCAACATCGCCCTGACCGCCGCCGCCTACCTGCTCACCCCACGGCTCAAAAGTTCTCCGGGCTCACCTGGTCAACTGCGCCAAAATGACCAGCGCGGCTTGCGACTGGTAGATCGCGCCGAGTTTGCCCCAAAAGCTGGCATCAGCAGTAGCCAGGATGTTGTTGAGCTGGGCTCCACGGTGCCGGTGGTATGGACGAACCGAGAGACGATTGATGGTGTGACCTATGGCGGAGTCAGGGTGAACTGCCCGTTGTTGTGGAGTCAGATGGTCAGCCTCGGCGGCTCCCAGATGTTGCGGGCCGTCTATCTGCTGGGCGAGGCGCCGATCACTGGGGTTGACCCGACCCAGTTCGCGTTTGGCGAGAACCTGCTGAGCAGCTACGACCTAGGCAGTGCTGGTGATGCCAGCGCACGGGTCACCATTTATCACCGGCCCAACGGCGGCAGGATTCGCGCCACTGATCGGATCGCCGGCCGCCTCGCTGCCAATGACCCAGGCAACGCCGAGGCCAATGGTGCCGCCGATGTTTTCCAGGTGAGGGGCTTGAACAACGAGTGGGTGCCCGCCACCTGCTACAGCTATAGCCCAAGCAGCCAGACCACGTTTGGCCTGTATGCCCCGATCGGCAATGGCCTCGGGTTCAGGCTTAACCCAGTGCTGCGGTCAGCTCGGACTCTCAGTATTGTCCAGGCCCCAACAAAGAGCCAGCGGGACGACGGCTACTCAATGATCGAGTGCAGCCCCGACCCATCGGCGGTGGTGCAGCGCATGAAGAACGACGCCAATAACGACAGCAGGGGATACCTATCTGCGCATCGCCGCGCCGGGGCAACGATCACCATCACCGGCACAGCAGTCGCCCTGCAGGTAGGTGATGAGGTTGACTACCTGCTGGATAAAGCAACATCCGCCGAAGACTATTACGAGAGTCGTAAATACAGGGAACCAAAGGGCGACATCGCCTCGGCTGTTGCTGGTCGTCAGCGTCAGTGGGACGACTCAATTGTTGTGGGCGAAAGCTACCGCATCGGCTCAGCCATGGCCGTCTGTAAGTCGCGCACCCCATCGGACGACATTTTCCGATCTGATGTTCAAAGCCAGCCGGTAGGCGGCGGCGTTTCAATCACGGCCACTTTTGCAATCGTTACTGCTGGCGCGACTGAGTTCCCCGGCACCAGGAACGGCAAGTGCGGATCCGATGCGCCTCACATCATGCGGATGGCCAGGGCCACCATTGCGGTGCCACAACCTGCGCAGGTGATCGAGATCGGCGGCAAATCGACGGTGGGTATCAGGGTCTCGGGGTTCTGCAACCTAAAAGATGCCCCGAGCTACACCCAGATTGACCTCAATGCCTGCGACATTTATGACAAGCAGCTGTTGGCGCCTAACCAGATCCTTGATGCCACATCGTTTCAGAGTGGGACTATCACGCAGATCGAAACCCGGTACAGCTTCTGGCGCCTGCGCTACCGGATCGCTGGGAGTTCGGCCGCCTGGTCCCAGTTCCCCCAGTTGATGGGCGTAGCTGGATCCACGCAACAACAGCAATATTGGTTCAATCGGATTGAGTTCCCATCTCGTCAGCGCTGGGAGGTGGAGTATCAGCCGGTGAGCGGCTGGGAGATCCGCAGTGGCACTGCTACGGGCGATCTGGTGGTGATTGATGCCAGGCTTTCCAGCCTGCTGACCCTGACCGATGGCACCGCCGTTGTGCGCGTCCCTGGCAGCTTCCTGCCCCGGCAGCAATCGAAGTTTCAGATACCCTGCACCATCCCGGCCGCCGGGAATATCGGAATCCCCTATGTCGACGACAGCAACATCGTGGACGGCTGGGGGCGGCTGGCTGAGCAGTTTGTCTACGAGGAGTTCAGCGCCAGCACCAGCAGCCCTGAGCATGAGATCGTCTACGTGAACGTGATTGACATCGCGCCAACGACCCCCAGTTACGACAACCTGGCGCTGGTGGCAGTCAACATCCGCAGCGGCTCGGAAGCCACCACGCTGGGCCAGTTCTCGGCCTATGTGAACCAGGCCATGGCCGCCTCGCACAGCTTCCCTGACCTGCTGGCGGCGGGCCTGACGAATGAGCGCTATGGGGTCGGCTCAATTCTTTCCCCGCTCCAGGTGGGCACGACTTCGTTCGTAGCTGCCGCAACCTGGACCCGGAACCGCCGTTACTTCTGGGATGGCACGCTGCCCAAGCCGGTGAACTTCCGACAGTGGGGCAACGACACGGCGGCCTTATTCCTGCTTGACCTGGTGACGCGCAATGGGGTCAGCTACCTGCAACCGGCGGTGCTGTTTGATGAGGCCGAGCAGATCACCGGCATCTTCAACAGCGGCAACATCGTTGAAGAATCCTTCAAGCTGTCTTATTTCCCCCAGCAGGACCGGCAGCGGATCAGGGTCAGCGTGAAATGGCGAGAGGAGCGGGCGGCCGTTGGGGATGGCAGCAATCGTGGATTGTTCCCAGTGATCCGCGAGGTGACCGTCAGAGAGGCCGGCACCAGCGCAACCGCGCCAATCGAATCAATCGACATGAGCGACTTCTGCACCTCAGAGCGCCATGCCATTGATGTGGCCAAGCTGAAGTGTCGACTCAAGCGGCTCTCCACTCATCAGGTGGATCTGACCACCATTCCCCAACAGGCCACGCTCGTCCCTGGCCGCTGCTTCCGGCTGGCGATGGAGACGGTCAGCTATGCCAAGCCCAGGAATGGCGCAATCCTGGCTGATGGAACGGTCCTGGCCAGTAACGACATTGAAGATGGCGCTTACAGCGTGCTGCTTTGGGATGGCACGAATCAAATCCAGGAAACAACGCTCACGATCTCAAGCGGAAAGGCCGTGGGCCAGGGTCAAGCGGTCTTCACCATTGCCGAGCTGGCTGCCACTGAGCAGACGTACAAAGTCCAGTCGATGGGCTTCAACGAGGATGGCAATATCAACGTGGTAGCGCTCCACTGGCCCACTGACGCCAGCGGCTACAGCGCAGTCTCGGCCGGCTGGGATGTCACGGGCAACTGGACCATCGAGGGCGCCATTGGCTCTACTGACGCCCCCGGCACCATCACCCCATCATTCTCTGGGGTCACGATCATTGGCGCCAGCAGCCTGACCGTGGGGGTGCCGAGCAGCTACTCAGCGGTGGTGAGCGGCACCGGCACCGGTTACTCCTATGCCTGGAGTGGCACGGGCCTGACGTTCGGAAGCGCTACCTCAGCGGTCACGACAATCACCGCCACCAGCAGCGGGGCCAAGACCGCGAGCTGTGCTGTCACTCGCGGCGGCGTCACGATCACCGGCACGCAGGCCATTGCCGCGCTCGCAACCACCGGAACCACGGCAATCGGCACGGTGACGATCTCAGGCGCCACCACCGGCACCGGTGCCCCGTCATCCATCTATTCCGCTGCAATCTCTGGCACTGCTACCGATCTGGTCTATTCGTGGTCGGCACCGGTTGTGCCTACCTCCAGGGCCGTGACATTCAGCGCCACAAATGCCCAGGCGCCGACCATCGCATTCAGCGGCACTGGCACCTACACCCTGCAGTGCCGGGTCTCGAGCTTCTCTGCTACAGATCGAGTCGTTGATCTGCCGGTGACGTTCACCATCACCACGGACACCGCCACCGCAACGGCCCATGGCCTGCTGGCTGATGATGAGGTCAGCTTCGTCGCCACCACGGGCACACTGCCCACCGGCCTGGCTGAGCGCACCGCCTATTTCGTTCGCTCAGCTGGATTGACTGCCAACGCTTTCACCGTGGCGACAACGCCAGGGGGCACAGCGATCGATATGACCGGCACGGCCACCGGCAGTTACCGGGTCAACAGACTGGGCAAGACGGACCTGCATACGGTGGTTATTTCGTGAGCGTTGCATTCCCCGCGATTCGTCCTGCCAGCCGGGATTACGAGCCGCCGGCCGTGCCGGTCGCTGAATCAAGGTCCGTAGCTGGTGCCACCTTTCGGCGGCAGCGGGGGAGCCTAGCGGTGGATGCTGCCCTGACGCTCCGGTTCGACACCAGGCCCGTGACCGACTGGGATCTGATCGAAGCGGCCTGGCTTGACAGCCGCTGCGGCATGGTTGAGCTGATCCTGCCCCCAGAGGTCTGGGCTCCTGATGTGGCGCCGGTGTTGCCTGGGCTGCAGTGGCGCTTCATCCCTGACCAGAAGCCAACCCGATCACAGGACCGCGACCTGGCCGGCCGGGTGAATATCGCTGTCCAGCTCAGGGCAATTGCTGTCTAGCCTGAGGCAAAGGGTCGAGGGCAATGGCAGTCTTAACCAGTCGAGATGCAGAGCTCCGGCTGGATGGTGTCGCCATCGCCAAGGCCAGGGATGTGAGCCTGTCGCTCACCAGCGATCTCAACGAAGACACAGCACTGGGCCAGGATTCGCGGACCTACATCTATGGCCTGCGCAGCTATTCCGGATCCTGCACCCTGCAGTACGACCGCAGCAGCCAGGCCAGCACCATCCTGCAGCAGGCGCTCACCGCCACCGATGCTGAGCACGATCTTCAGCTGATCTTGATTGATCGCAGCATTGGTGGGTCCGTGCTGTTTGGCCAGGTCGGGATGTCCGTTTCGGTGGGCGACATCGTGCAGTGCTCGGTGAGCCTGACGTTCAATGAAATCGCCGGGACGGTCTGATGTCTCTGCTCGGCACCGGCGGAGAGCTGGAGCTCAGCCGGGAAGCACCACCGCTCACGATCGTCACTGATGCCAGGTTTGACTCTGGCAAGTTGTGGTTGAGCGAGCCGGGGTACTGGCCTGGTGATCGCGTGCTGCTGAGCTGCGCTCGGGGCCTGCCGATTGACAGCAACGCCGATGGCTACGCCGATTGCCCAGATGGCCACCGCCATTGGGGCGGCCAGGGCATTGCAGGGCCAGCAACCGCCCACCGCAGCAATGATGCTGGTGCCTACTGGGCATCCAGCAATTCCGCAGCGTTCTGGGAATCAGCGGCCTCTACTGGCCTGACAACGCAGCTGGCCTGCTATGCCGGCCGGGACACACTGGGCCGCTTGTCGTTCTATGACAGCGAAATCAATGCAGTCAACGGGTCCACCACTGGCAGATTGTCGCTCACCGGCGTTGCATTTGGTGCCCTGATCATTGCGCCATGGCAGGCAGCAGCGGCATTCCAAGCGGCGCTGGTCAGCTTGGCGGAAACCGTGCGGGCCTTGCTGCCACTGAGCAAACCAGAGCAGTCTGTGGAGTCGCTCACGGCGATCCCTGATGCGCTGGCATCGCCTGATCTGATTGGCTGGCGGATCCAGGCGCAGCTGGCGGAATGGACGCTCGATCAGGAGGGCGGAACTCAGGATGTCACCGCACTGTCCGAGGGCTACGGGGACAGCGTGAAGGCGTTGGTGCGTGGGTCTGGCAGCCTGCAATTCGACATTGACCGCACCTACCGCAGCGGCTACCAAGACAGCACCGCCCTGCTGCGGCTGGTGATGATGTTGGACCGCGGCTGCAAGACTCGCGCCAGGTTTTACCTGTGCCGTGATCAGGCGGCTGACCCCACCACCTCCAACCCAACACGCGAGCCAAAGCTCGGCGGCTCCCTCTGGTACGAGGCCGACCTGCTGCTGGCCCGCACCGGTGTGCAGACCGCAGCCTCCAAGCTGATCGCCGGATCGGCTGCCTTCCTGGTGCTGGGAGAAACCCAGCTAAAAATGGGCAGCACCTGAGATCAGAGTCAGGAGCTTGATTCCTAGCATTGAACAGCTAGGGGTACCGTGTGGCGATCGTCAAGAAGGCAGCCGAGACCGGCAGTTGGCCACTGGCCACCAGCCAAGCGACCGCCAAGGAGCAACTCTCAGCGGCTCTTGATGGTCTGCGTCAGCTGATCGGCAACGCCAATATCGCCCCCGGCAGCAGTGAATCCACGGACCCACTGACGGCGCCGTTCGTTCTGTACGTCAACCCATACATCGGCCGGGATACATTTGCAGCAGGCAGCTACAACACAAAAGAAGCAACCGGCACGACTGAGCAGATCGTCGCGCAAAAACTCAAGCGGCTTGAGAATCAGCGGCTGACCTGTGGTTACACCAGGCACGCACCATTCAGAACAATCAACAGGGCCGTCATTGAAGCGGCAATCATCACCAGCAAGAACTGGTACATCAATGATCCCCTCGCGCACGTTGATTGCGTGTGCATTGTGCTGGCCCCTGGCTTACATATCGTCTACAACAACCCAGCATCAGAAGGCACGGCGGTTTCGACCGCGTGGACGGATGGCTTTGAGCCAACTGCCGCACAACTGATTGGATTCAACCCCAGCGAAGGTGGAGTCCTGGTCCCCCGTGGCGCCTCAATCCTTTCTGAGTTCGGCGATCTACGTCACACCATCATTCGCCCAAACTGGATCCCGAGCGGCAATGTGGACGAGGCCCCCACCTATGCCGATGGTGTCGCCACTTATGCGTTGAGGCGCCAGATCTTCAAGACCACCGGTGGCGGCTATGCCTACGGCCTGACGGCCATGGACAAGCTGTCGAGCACCGACACCCATCACCTGCTGGCCGTGTTTGGCCATGCAACGAAGGCCGAGCTGGATGCGTTCTACGCCAATGTCTATATTGCTTGCGGCTCAGGCGGCAACCTGAGCCAGGCCCTGCTGGCAGCCCGTGGCAGCGAATACACCATCGCCGCACCGATCAGCGGCACACCCACGCAGGCATGGGATTCGACTGCAGCGGCGTCGTTCTATGTGTTCCAGTGCAGCATCCGCAGCAATTACGGCATGGGCCGGCTGTGGGTTGATGGGTCCAAAGTGGCGGGTTTCAAATCTTTTGTCTGCGCCAACTTCACAGGTGTCAGCCTGCAGAAATCCATCTCAGAGCAGGGCGACATGCGCTGCTGGCAGAAATACAGCGGCGGCGCCTGGGTTGCGGTTTCCAATTATCAGGACTACATCACCCAGGCCCCTGACAACATCAGGATGAATCCGGCCCGGCGCAGTGTCGGGATCGGCGTGATCAATGAAGGCTTTGTCCAGAAGGTTTCAATCTTTGACATTGGCGAAGGTGCCCAGAGCTTTGTTGACACCGGCGGTGAGATTGACAGCAACAACGGAAACAGCAGCTTTGGTGGTTGCGCTGGCATCGCCAAGGGTTACCGGCGTGCTGCACTTCCTAGCGATAAGTCTTGGCAAATCAGCGCAATTAAGGTGCCGCTTTCCGTTGAGGCAAAAACCGGCAATGTCCAGCGTTATTACCTGGGGACGATCGCATCGTTCACGTCCTCCACCATCACCCTAACTACTGCCCTGGCCTCCTATGGCAGCAGCTTGACGGTGCCAGATCTGCTCGGACAGAACGGCTACAGCCTGCCGTCTGGCAGCTATCTCTGGGTTGAGAATCCCACCGGCGCCGACTGGCGAGCAGCAGCAACCGCCAGCGCCTGGTCCAGCTCCATCCCGGCCCAGCTCAACATCACATCAGCGCTCACCGACCCAAGCGGCGGCGCTGTCGGCGTCGGCGGCAATGGCGTATCCCTGGCCCTCGGTGCCAGGGTCTATGTCAGGCGGCTGGTTGATACCCGCACGCCGGCAGAGCGGCGGCTGTCAATCAAGCTCAGCAACACCACTGCAGCTCGCATCCCGGCGGCGTCAGCGGTGCTGCAAACCGATGCCACATCGTCAACGATCGCCCGCACCCTCAGCGGCTCCACCGAGATCCTGCTGGTCACCGCCACCGGCGTTGGTGACACCCCAGGCAGCGGCGTCCTGAAGACGGCTGAGGTAACCCTGAGGCGTGGTGGTAGCACGGTCAACTACGCCAACGGCACCACTTACCGGGCAGGGACGGTGGTCCTCTACGGCAACAAGCACTACATCAACAGCAAGGAGCTGACGACCGCCAGCGCAACTCCCGACCCGACGCTGTGGCAGGAAACGTTCGTCCATATGGAGAGCACCTTTGCTCCTGAGGACAATCTCAAAAACGAAGCACCGATCATCGTTTTTGACATTGACACCGATGGCGCCGAAGACACTACAACCTGCGGCATCACCTGGTCGACGGTGTGGACATCATCAACACCGGCCTTCAACCTAAAGATTCAAAGCCAATATCAAACCGGCACTGATTATCTCGGGGCCTTCCTGCTGCTGACGGCCCTGGGCTATTCAGCGTCCACCGCCAATGCGGCGCTGGTGCCCAGGCTGGAAGCCGCCAGGAGCCGTAATCCTGGGCTCACCTCCAACCCAGCCACCACCCTGGCGCTCAGCAGCACCTCCCCGACAGGCGGCGCAGCCAACGCAGCGGCGAACTGGCCGGTGGAGTTCAGGCGGCCCAGCACCCTGTGGATGGGCTCTCATCGCTGGTTTGGCAGCGGCCTGGGTAACTATTCCAAAGCCGTTCCTGCCGCTGCGCAGGATATGAGCGCTCAGAACCGATTCACCTACTACTTCACCAGCCAAGGCGGCGGCCGGGTGATCCCCCAAGGCGCCCAGGAGGATGGGCTACTGGTGTCGGCTCGCGGGCTAGAGGACACCACCACCGGGCAAACTCTGACCGTTGAAAACATTGGCGCTGGCGACATCAACACCAGCCAGAGCAGCACCGTCTCGACCCTAACGGTTACCGGCCAGTTCACGGCTAGCGGATCATCGGCATTCTCTGGCCCAATCTCATTCACCAACCAAGCTGGGCAGGCTGGACAAACTACCAGTCTGGGCGTCACAAGATTGGCACCATTGGCCGAACTGCAAAAGACAGGCTCGGCTGCAACGGTCGCAACATCGGACAGCACGATCAACTCCACTCCCGAAGCCGTCACAGTTGCGGGCCTTAATGCCTGGAAGAGCGCCAATCAGTTGGTGTCGGCCTTGGCTGGCACGCTCACCATCTATGTGGATGGCACAAAGAGCGACCGCAACTTGACCAGCATGTTGGCCACGCCGCCAACCGATAAAGCAGCCGCTGTGCCATCCCTGGCCCGTGCCGCCGAGTACGCCAATCAGATCCTCTCGGGCACCGAGCAGACGGCAGTAATTAAGATTGCCGCTGCCGCTAACGCCACGGCAGCGGATGCTGGCAATGGCCATTATTTCCCAAACTCGACCTGGACATGCAATGTCAGATTTGAAGCCTGGAATAGTGACTTCTCAGCAATGCCATATCCCACCACTACCGTTGGCACTTCATCGGTTGCAAATAATTGTTATGACGGCAAGGGCTATGACGATGCAACCCTGATTCCACAGTTCCTGTCATTCAGGCTTGGCATTGCTTCAGCGGTGTCAGCTGGGACCACCGGGGGGGTCACGAACCTGTACATAGCATGTACCCCATATCAAATGACGTTTGAAAAGTCGTTTGCGTTTGTTGGCGGTTTTGCATTCCTTGGGCTTGCCGAAATTATTAAGTGGGTTTCAAAGGGAATATCAGCAAGAGCCGCTTCTTTTGTATATGCTCTCCCAACCGGGGTCGCAGTTACTGGACTTACCTATGATTCAAGCAATCTCACCACAAATGTTGACGCATTGCTTGCCAGCATCAGGACTGCAACTGGGTTTACTGGGAACTTTTCAACTTATATTGGCGCTCCGGTAATGCGGACAAACTCGCGAGCCACTGATACTGCGAAGATCGCAGACTGCATCTTTGGCCCTGGCCTGCCATCACACAAAGACAATCTAGGCAACGTCACGCGTCCGCCTTATATTGACATTTGCAGCGAAGTAAAGATACAGACAAAAAACATCTATCTTCGTGGTAACACTAAGATCACAAGTGCTGGCATTGGCTGCACAAGCTCAATCGAAAACTCGGGAGTCAGGCACTACGGCACAGCAACTGTCGCAACTCCATGGACCTTTACCCAATTCCATCACACCTTTATTGGTAGCACAACTGGAAGCACCATCAACATTGACGCTCTTGGTGCGGTATTTGGCTCTGATCTGTCCTACGTCAACACTGGTGAGTCCGGTGTCGGTGCTAGTACCTACAGCTACTATGCCGACAAAACTGGCAAGCTGCTTCCCAATCATATTCACCTCCTTACTAATAGCTCGACAACCAGCACCCTGGCCTATCCATCTGATAACGACAGTGGCCCATTCCTTGACCAGTTCATTCACGCGAGATCAGATATTTTATTCAATTCAGTATTCACCAGCTCCTTTGCTGGCAGTTCAACGCAGCCAGTACGTCAGGGCTTTATCGGCCGGTTTGGCTCTAATGGGCATAACACGACCAAAACGCGGGGCGTACTACTGGGTAACGCCATCACAGAGCAAGAAGGTGGGGTGACGGTGTCACTAGGGATCACGACCCCAGTAAGCACTATTTTTTTCAAAGTGGGCTCGGCAAATACCGTGGCTGCTGGCGTGATAGGCGAGCTGGCATTGCCTTATGAAGCGGGAGCGACAGATGCCTATGGCGAGGCGTACCCCATTGGCAACTCAACAGAGGCGGGGGCCATATCAACAACCAACCCAACAAACCCTGTTATTGCAAGAAGAGATAACGGCTCAACGACCCTGCAGCTCAACCTGGGCGGTCGTAGCTGGAGGGCTGGCATCAGCCGGCAATACGGCTCCAATATCCGCCCTCGCAACATCGCCATCTGACCATGCCAATCCCATCTGACCCCGACTACATTTCACCTGCACCTGCGCACGTCCAGGCTCATTCCCAGCTATTTCACACACTGCTAGCGATGAATGACGACCCGTATCAGCCGTACAGCTATTCACCTGAAATGATCATGCAAATCCAAAGCACCCTGATTATTCCAGCGGAGAGCTGATCGCCAGGACTCAATAGCCTGGCGCATACGCACCCCAACCATGGCCGACGCGATCAGACTTTCAAGCGCTGCAGAACACACTGAGCGCCCGCCGTTACCGCATCAGCTAGCAGCATGGAATTGGCTGCAGGAGCAGACATCGGATCACATCGCCCAGTTTGCCGAAATGTATCGGGCTGGCCCACCAAAGCCGGCGGCACCTGCTGTCAGCAATCCGCTGAGTGGGTTTCCCTATTTCAGCCAGATCTCTGCTGATGGCTCTGATGGAAGCAATGGCTGGCGGCAGTGCCAGACATCAAGTCTGGCTATGTGTCTGGCCTATATGAAGGTCAAGGGGATCAATGATGACACCGACTATCTGCGGATCGTCAACAAATACGGCGACACCACAAACCAGGCCACGCACCAAGCAGCACTGAAGTCGCTGGGCATCAATGCACGTTTTGTGACTAACTGCTCAGCCGATCAGCTCAAGTCCGAGCTTCGCGCTGGTCGGCCGGCCGCTATCGGGGTCCTGCACCATGGGACCCCGAGCCACCCCACCGGCGGCGGCCATTACATTGCGGTCAAGGGCTTCACTGACAAAGCCTGGATCGTCAATGATCCCTATGGCGAGCTTGACCTGGCCACCGGCACATGGGCCCGCCAGGGTGGTAGTTCTGGCGAGGGTCAGCACTACTCATTCGCCAACCTCAACCCCAGGTGGGTGGTCGAGGGCGGTAGCTCGGGCTGGGCCTGGCTGTTCTCCTGAAGTCGTCGCATCAGGCCTGCTCGGTCCCGGCCCTGCAGGCATTTGCCACCTGAGCAGATCTCCCAGCAACAACCGCCGGCAGCATCAATGCCCACCCTGATGGCCTGATCAGACTGGGCTAATGGCTGTGGTTCTCTCATGTCTGGCAATCCCCCTGGCTGGTGGCTTGATCCATCAATCAGTCTGAGCAGGGAGCTCGATCTGGAGAAAGCCAGGCGATCGATCCCGAAGATGCACCGGCACGACCTTGAGGCCCGACTGGATTCGGCGCTGGTTCACGTCGCGACCATGGACAACCTGCTCAGGCAGGCCCTGGCCCGCGTCTCCGAGCTGGAGCTGCGCGAGGTGGCTGGGCGGCAACCGGCCGATCGGCACCACCAATGGGTCAGAGAAGTGCTGGCTGGGTTGGGATTAAAAGGCTGAGCTGGCAGCATTCCTCTGCTCGCCATGGGGTCAGGGATGGTGGTGGCAGCGTCACCGGCTCTGGCTCTCGGCGCAATTTGCGCATTGCCTTTCCCAGCATCACCTTGACTTCGCCAATAGAAATGGCCTCCTGCGAGGCCAGCTGCGCATAACTCATGGGCGGGCATGTCAGCCCCCAGCGGGCCGCGATCAGCCGCTGCTGAATCGGGTCAAGGCCCGCGATGCGCTCATGGAGCTCCTCAATCTCGGGCGACTGCTCCTCCGCTCCCGGGGCGGCCAACAGTTCACCAAGGCTACTGGGGTTGTCAATGTCGCCGTGGGCTTGATCAAGGCTGCGGCATGGAGCCCCGACCTGGAGCACCAGATCGAGGTCGTCCAGCTTCATGCCAAGCGCTGCAGCAAGTTCGGCATTGGTGGGTTGGCGGCCCAGCTCGTTGGTGAGCAGCGCCCCCACCCGGCCCAGCCGCGCCAGCTTCGGGCCGTGGGTGGTGGGCAATCGGATCGTGCGGCTACTGCTGTCACACCAGCGGGACAAGCCCTGGCGAATCCACCAATACCCAAAGGTCGAGAACTTGTAACCCCGCTCTGGATCAAACCGTTCGGCGCCACGCATCAGGCCGATGGCACCAGCCTGGAGTAGGTCGGGGAGATCGCTCTCCCCAATCAGCAGGCCCAGGCCTGGCCTCATCAGCCGTGTTACGTGAGCGACCAAGCGCAGATTTGCCGAGACCATGCGATCGCGGGCCCGCAGGCCCCGCCGCTTGACCGGTGCCGGGGCGTCATCGGACGATGGCTGCCAGTCCTGCCAGGTGCGGATCAGGCCGCCGAGGTGGACCTCCTCAGCTGGGGTCAGCCTCGGCACCCGGCCGGAGCTGTCCAACCAGAACCGCACGGCGTCGTCGGTCACTGCTGACCCAGGTATCGATGCACGATCTCGGCGCAACCGCCACCGAGCTGGCGGGCGGCTTCCCTGGCCTCCGCCAGGGTGACCCCACCAGCCGGTTCTCTCCGTTGCTCCAGCAGCCACCGACCCCACCCGATGTGGGTGATCAGGGCATGGGGACCAGGTGGGGCCGCCGAGTAGCTGGCAGACCACCAAGACCTGAATAGGGTCTCCAGTTCGCTGTCGCTCACAGCAACACCACCAACAACAGGATCAGGGTCGCGAGGTTGAGCACGGCAGTCAAAACGACAAGCCGCCGCAGGTGCCGCAGGCTTGTAACTCGAATGACGGTGGTCCGATTCTGACCAATGCGGGGTAGTTCAACGCCCATCAGAAAGGAACCTCCGCACCGCCATACTCATCGAACTCATCGGCAAAGCCGGCTACAGCCGTGACGCTGTAGCCGCCTTCCTGCTCCTCAAAGCCGTCGGCGACTGCTTCGCCAGCGTCTTCGCGGGGAACGTAGCCGACCACTTGGGCGGCCTTGGGCAGCAGGGTGATGCCGCAACCTTCCTCGCCATCCCAGCCCCGGATAGAGAAACCGATGATCATTTCGGATCCGCTGCCAATATCGGCACCGTTCCAAGGCTGCTTCTTGGCGTCAACCAGCTTCGGACCCTTAGTAAAGGTGCCGTCGTCGTTCTGGAATCTGTTCGTCTTGAACCTGACTCGGATCTTGCCGGGCTGTCCATCGATTGGGGCCCAGGGCGCGCCGTGGGGCGCCCGTTTTTTCTTGGCGCCGTGCTCGGCCGAGAACTCGGTTTCAAGCCTGGCCAGGAAGCTTTTATGGGCCGGGTTTGAATCGTCGAGAATCATCTCGACCGAGTAAAACCATTTGCCTTTGTACTCATCGGCGTGGATGAGGTGGACGTAGCGGACTGGCGCCTTGGGGCTGTAAAAGGTTTCGCTTGCCATGATTCAGAGATCTTCAAGGGGTTGGATACCCAGCCCTAGACGGACTAGGTGGTGGACGATGCCGGAAGCGGAGATGTTGTGCTGTTCAACCAGCTTCAGGACCTCGATGTAAACATCATCAGGGAGACTGGTTACAACGGTTGACCGGCCAGGGTCAGAGCGCGTGGGGCGGCCATAGGCGCGGCGGCCAAAGCGATCAGCCATCAACTGCAGCCTCCAAGCGAGCGCGAATAATGGCGGCGCCAAACCTGGCATCACGGATCGCCCAGATCTGTGCGGCAAGCTGATTCAGCTCTTCGCTCTGGCAAGCCAGGCGGATGACGGCACCAGCACGGGCAACGGGGATGTCATTGCGCAAAGCCATCTGGAGATCGGCCTGTAGGTCATCAGCCACCTGGGTCAGCAGCTCGCAAGCACGACGCAACCGCTCATCGTTGCGGTCAGGGGCTGGGGGTGCCAGCGGCTTCACAGGTGAACCGATCAATGAACTCCAGGTGCTGGATCTGCTTGATTTCTGAGGCGATGCGCAGAACGCTGGGATCGATTGAAAAGGCATGACGGAAAGCGATTGTGAAGGATTTGCGTTGCGCGGCATCCATGGCCTTGACCATCGCCACGGCAGTGGCCACCTGCTCAGCTGTCAGCGGCTGCAGGCTGGGGTGGTTGCCCGGGCGATCAGGTGGCGAGTCAGGGCCCATCAGGTCGGGCTCTTCTGCAGCAGCTGGCGGTTCAGGCTCTGATGCGGAAGCTGAAATAAGTTCAGGCTGAACCTGAACCGGCTCCTCAGCGTGCTGCTCAGGCTCGGAACTCAGAACATCAGGGTCGACAGGAATGCCCAGCAGGCCGGCCAACAGCAGGGCAGGGCTGCACATGGTCGCCGCGTCAGCTGAGCTGATCTCCTCGGCACCACCAACGTGGCGCAGACAGACCTCAACACCGTCGGAGTCCTGCCTCACCAGGTAACAGAACCCCGCCTCAAAAGCTGGCCTAGCGGCTTCCAGCACGGCCGGGAGGCTCAGTTCCGACACTATGGCGCCGGTGGACTGGAATGCTGCTAGGTCCCGATTAAAGGCGAGCTGCGCATCCCAAGCCAGGGTGGCCAGGTGCGCACTCATCGGATCATGACCAGTGGGTGACTGGTCGATTGGTTGGCTCATGGAGTAGTGAATGCGGGGAACTGGCCCGCTTCCGCTGATCTTACAGGTTCGGTGTGCTGATCTGCAACAGATTCACTGCGATTGGGTCGACATCTCGATCAGCCCCCCCCCCGAGGGTGCTGGGGAAATCGCACCAATCCAGCGCTGCAGCCAGCCGGTCGGGGCCCACGCGGCGGCCTGGGGATCCCACAGCTCCAGTAGTTCGGCTGCTGAATAGGGCTCAAAGCCCATCACCACATCAGTCCATCTGGCGCGCTTTGATTGCGGTGCCGCTTGGCCGGCTGAGGTCAGCTCAGAGCTGCGCATCCCGGCGGCCCTGATGGCGTCCCTCGCCTCTGCAGCCCATTGAGCCGACAGCTCAGCGGCACCAGCATCAGTGATCGCAGGCCTGTTCTCGCCAGGGCCAGCCTGGAGCCACTCGGGAATGGAGCGCAGGCCGGCGTGGCACTCCCAAAACTGAGCCGGCCCCCATGGCTGGCCCTGCTCATCAACGATGGGAAAGCTCCCTTCAAGTTCGAGCTTCAGCTTCCTGGTCCTGACCCCGGAGAAGTCCCCGGCCGCCACCCGTTGATTCACCTCTGCCAAATGGAGGAAAACCTTGATCCCTGGAGATTTCACCAGCCCGTTTTCCAGCTCGGAAACACCCGAGTGGCCAACCATGGCAAACCCCGCCTCCTGTGCCCAAACCTTGGCTGTGTACTGGGTCCAGCCGTTCCTCTCGCGGTATCGGCGGAGCATCTTCCCGAACTCCACAGCGCTCTGGGCGCGCTGCTGGAGGATCAGGGCATAGGGGGTCGTCATGGGTCGCGATCTCTGATCTCACACGAATGTAAGACTCCCGATCCGCTATCTGGACTACCTGCGGCAACCCGATGCGGATCCCCCGCAACTTGACATTCTGAGCCTGAGGGGTTCAGAGTTCCGAGCATGGACGCCACCACCGCACTACGCCGAGCCGCCGCCAGGGCGATCACGCAGCCGGACTTTGACCCGGCCGGGATCCCCGACATAGCGAATCTCCGCGAGGAACTCCAGCAGCACTGCCCTGAGTTCTTCGTCAGGCATTCCGGCCAGCACGGCGGGCCGACGGAACAGCTCGCGGTAGCCAGCCCAGTTCGCTGAGGCAACCGCCGGCGGTGCAAGCAGCTCCAGCCGCAAGGCCTCAATGGTTGGAGCCAGGCCGGGGACACCCTGCGCATTGAGAGCCTCCAGCTGGGCAAGCTGGCGGCGTTTCTCTTCCTGTTCAGGCCGTTCACGATCTGGTGTCGGCAAGGCGGCAGCATCTCCTGTCACATCCGCAACAGCACAGAGCTCATCAATCACCTGCTGCTTGACCTTCCACTCAGCCAGCCCCTTGTGCAGGTATTGGCAAAGCTGCCGTGTGCATTTCAATCGCTGTTTGCCTGCATTCATGAAGTAGTGAAGTGAACCTTCGCAGCCGTCACAGGTGATCAATCCAGAAAACAGCCGGCGAACCTTGGGCGCCCTGGTCCCCCTAGTCCGGCGGCCTTCAATCAATCCGCTGGCCTGCTGCCATTCATGCCAACTGATCAGTGCTTCGGTCTTGTCGGCTTCGTTGCGGATGATGCCGCGCAAGATTGGATTGTTGATCCAGAGGTAAACCCCACGCGGTGAGCGGTCGTATTTCCACTGGCGAAGCGTGACGGGTGCATTGAACTCATTGGCGGCCAAGCGGTCCCACAGCACCCGAGCGGCCGCAAAGTTGACCGGGTGAGCGACCACCTTTGACCCGTCGTAGGCGTAGCCAAATGGAAGCCTTCCGCAGGCGTAATGGCCTGCGGCCTTGCGTCGGTTCAGGCCGTTGCGGATATTGATTGACTTGATCATGGAGTCAACCTCGTTAACCGCTGACAGCACGCTGGTCATCAGCTTCCCTGACGGATCAGATACGTCTGCATTGGTGCCGTCAAGCAGCTGTACCTCAACCCCCTTGCGGGCGCACATCCGCAGGAAGGCCACGTCCTCGCCTTTGCGGCTCATGCGGGCAAGCGATCGGGTGATCACCTTGCGGACCTTGCCGCTTGCCACCAGCTCCAGCAGCTCATCCCATCCCCGTCTGGCTCGGCTGGTGTAGGCGCTGCGGCGTTCAGCGATGATCCGATCGCAGCCAAGCTCCTGCAGGTGCGCCACCTGGTCCTCAATGGAGATGTCTTGGTCGGCCTTTGAGCTGGAAACCCTGGCGTAGCCGATGATCACGGGCCCAGTGGCAGCGGGCAATCACCTTAAGGCCTAAGGGAACAGGTCAAACGAACAGTTGCGTTAAGTCAGCAGCCGTGGTAGGCTGTCTCCAGCGGCGGACGAAAGCACCGCGCCGGCTTGATCGGCAAAAGGAGCCTTCCCCGGGAACAGGCGAACGACCGGGTCACCGAAACGGGTCCAAAGGGGTGCAATGCCCCCACAACAATCCACAACTAGGCGCGGGCGCTTCCCCCTGGTTGATCTCAACAGCATTCCAACCATGTCCAACATCCTCTGCGTCCTGTTCTGGACGCTGGTGCCCTTCATCGTTCTTGGCGTCATCGCTGATCGCCTGCTTGAAACTCCAACCGACCGGATCCACCGCTGGCGTGCTGAGGGCTGCAGCTGGGCCGAGTGCGCCAGGCGGGCTGGGGTGAGCGTCTACCGGGTGCGGAAGTTGGCGGGGTAACCATTTCCATCACGCCACAAAAAAGGCCCACAGCTCTCACACTGCAGGCCCCAGGAGTTCCACCGCGTTTCAGTCTGCCTAGGACGCCAGCAACTCCTCATCCAGGTTGAGCAGCGGCATCACCGATCCGGTTGGCATCGGCGCCGGTGGCCAGCACACTGCAGCCCTGAGCCTGGCCTCCAACTGCTGGCGCTGGTGGTCGGTCAACAGGTGGGTGATCGGGTCAAGCACCACTGCATCCGGCCCTGCTAACCAGTCCGGCCAGCGTGCGCAGCCGTAGCCCCATTCCAGGCCGGCCGGATCAATGGCGCGATGCAGTGGGCCCAGGCGGCCATGGGTCCACCAGATGGCCAGCTGCCAGCCGCTGACCAGATCGATGGTCTGCAGGCCGCAGCAATCCCCCACCGGCCGATCGGCCAGGAATGGCTCAGAGTCGGAAACCCGAGCCAATGCAGCCGCGACGGTGGCGCTGGTCGGGCGTGGGGGAATGTTGGTCAAGGCTGGTTACAGTAGTGATCACGGAAACGTGAGAGTGATTGAAATGCAAAAGCCCTGGTTTGTTGCGGCACTGCTGGGTGCGTTTGCTGTGCTGTTGGTGGCGCACTTGGGAATCCTGGGGTTTGCTGGCCAGCGGTGCGCCAGCTATGGCGCCAGGCTGAGCGCCAGGCTGGATCGGATGCCAATGGGAAGCCCAGCCGCAAGGGCTGCCCATGATGCGCAGATGGAAAATGGCGCCAAATGTAGTCGCTTGATTGATGATTTTCAGAAGGCATCTGGCGATTACCAGGCGACAATTTTGGCTTTGCTGTCCGGTGCTGGCATTAGCGCCGGGGCTGGGGTGATTCAGGATCGCCGGCCGTAGATCCTGAGGTGAGGTGAGGCGGTGGTGTTTCATGGCAGCACCTCATAGCTCATGCGAAGATTCCAGCCCCAGCCGACACTGCCCCAGCGCACCGCTTCAATATGCACATGGGCACCAGCAAACATATGTCCAACATTGACGATGGTGCTCTGGTCTGAGTTTATCCACCAGAAATTGCCAATGCGGCCTGTATCTGAAGTCATGAGAATCACGGCAGGCCCTCAAGTTCGGCGGCGATGGCAAGAAGTTCGCGGCGTGTATGAGTACGTTGAGACCACTGCAACCACTCCGCTTTGTCGTCGTGGTTATCGCCGTCAAAATCTTCATTTTCAGGCTCCTCCGGCACCACCTGATCCGCAGCGGCGCGGAGGGCGGCGGCGATGCGGCTCCGCGGGCCCAGGGCGTAGAGGGCAGCGTCTTTCACTGCCTGCGCGGCGGGGCTCAGCGGTGTGGTCATAGCTGCCCCCAGCGGGCGAGGCTGCTCAAATTTTTCCCGCAATTCCATCACCATCTCCACCAACCCCCCGGCAGGCGCGACCGGCAGGGCGGGCTGGGCGGCTGGGGGCACCAGCCACTCCAGGTTGCACTGCTCGCATCCGGCGATAAATGCCTCCAGCGATTCGGCCCAAACGTGGCCGATCCCGCGTGATCCAACCTGCACAAGCTCGGGTGACCATTCGGGTGAATGAACGGTTCTGGCTATGTCTCGGCAAGTGTCGGGCTTGCCATGATCCATGTCAACAATGCAGACGACTGCTGCAGTATGGGCCAGTTCCCAAAGCTGGCGATAATCGCGTGAGGTTGGGTAGTTGGCAGTTGGAACGATCATGGTGCCTCCGGTGCTGGCGGGGCGGCGGGGTGGCCCCAACGGGCGAGGACGGCACGGGCGTATTCCAGCGCAGCAGTGTTAAGTGTCACGCGGAAGATGCCGGGCTTGACTTGGCCGCCAGTGACGTCGCTGCAGACTTTGGCCGCATAGCTGAACTCGTCCCTCATGGGTTCGGGCATCAGCTGCAGCAGTTCAATATCACTGGGTCCATCACCTAACGAACTCCTAACTTGCGCCAAATTGGGAGTTCCCCAGCGGGCGAGGGTAGCGCGGGCGAAGGTAAGCAGTTCGACAGCCTCAGCCGTCAGGCAGGTTTCATCGCTTGGAATGCTCTTGTAGCCCAGGGCCTTAGCGGCAGCCTCTAGCAGCTCGTCATCCGTCGGTCCCTCCCCCACCGTCTCGGCCAGGGCGGCAACAGCAGTCTTCAGCTCCCGCAGCTCGCGGTAGATGAAGAAGTCCTCCGGGTCGTCGTAGTCCAGGTTCAACGCCTGGTCTACAGCGGTCTGGGCCAAGAACAGCAGGCGGTCGATCAGTTCGCGGTCAGTCATGGGTCACCTCTTTGATGATGGTCACGACGCCATCTCCGCAACGGTGCGCTCAGTCAGCCAGTCTTCGACGACCGCCAGCGCCGCCGGCGGGACCAGGCGCGCACCAACGGGGTGCCAGCGGGTGTCATCCCAGCGGCCAGTTGGAAGCCAGGCAGCGCATTGGTCGAGCATTTTGTGCATGCGCTTGCGGCGCACGAAATTGACGACCCAGTAGCCGGGGCCTGGGTGGGCGGTGACGGTCAGGCCGATGGCGGGATCGGCGTAGAAGGTGTGGGGGGTGGGGTCAGGCATGGGGGTGGGTTGTGATTGGACTTGGGAGGCTGAGGGGGTCATGGCGGCTTAAGTCTTTCGGTCCAACGATAAATAAGCGACTGCTTAGAAAACCTTTCGCAAGTTAAATAAAAAGGTCCGTTTGTGTACATCTTTTTTACCCTGTCAAGATACGAGCCACCAAAATCAAGGAAGATTGGCTTTTGTGCTGCGAACCATGATTTTCTAGGAGGAGACCATCGATAGTGCGGCCTTTTACCATAGGCGCTTCTTGCGTATGCAACTTGTCTTTTGTAGTATTGCTTAAGTTCTTCTGGCTCTTCCCAGGAACCTAAAAGGTCAAACAGATTTCCATTTGAAATCGGTGGTTTTTCAATTTTTTCGTAATTGTTTTGATGCCATCCAAGGATCGGATCCAAGTGCCAATCTCCAGCCCAAGCAACCCAGATCATCCGTTTATAAAACTCCTCCCGCTCCTGTATTTCGTCGGCTGAGATCGAGGACTTTTGAATCTCAATAACTCCACGCTCTGTGCCAATGTCGGCGCGATGTGGCCCTATGACTAACTCATGCCAGTCCGGCGGAAACTGCCTCTTCCAGTTGATATGCCATTGGGATTCCGGCTCGCTCCACTTGTCGCAATCGCACGACTTGTGCGCCCAGTGCCAAGAAACAATGCTGCCGCACTTTGGAATCAGGCCAGCCCCGCAAGATGGGCAGGTGCCCAAGGCCCCTGGCGATGCGGTGGCTTTGCCGGTTTCGGTGTTTGCCCAAAGCATGATCAATCCCAGCTAGCGCCGTGCTCGAAGCGGGCGCTCAGCGCATCACGCGCAGCTGGTCCGGCTTTTGATAGTTTGAAGTAAGGCCATACGGCAATAATGTCTTGAAGGCCAATGTCGGAAAGCTCGCCACCGACAACGGAGTGCAGGTCCCATAGTTGAACATAGTGTTGACCGCCCATTGTTTCTCGCCAGGAGTCAAGTCTGACATCAATCTCATCCCAGTAATCACGCAAATAATCATCGTTTACAAATCTGAAGTACTGTTTTCTTATTTCATCAAACATTGCTCCGTTGAAGAACATCACCGCTGCCCTGGTTGCCCTTGATAGTTCCCTTGCCAGCTGCACTTCCCGGTCCGCGGGGATCCCGCCTTTGCACTCCAGCCAATAAAAGCCGGACAGCAATTCGCTGTCGTAGACCTTGAAATCAGGTAGGTAGCGTCCTGATGGCAGCTCAAAGCCTTCCGGCTCGTATTCCCAGCGCAGGCCCATGGCCTCCAGGAACACGGCGCAGCGAGCTTCCAGGCGGCTCCTGAACAGGCAGCCAAAGGCCTCTGTTTGGATCGCTGGGATGGGTGTCGGCATAGGTGCGGGTTGGTTGAGGCTCAGAGTAGCAAGCCAGAACCTCTCCCGCTACCCTGGAGTCAAGATCCCGACCCTGGCCATGAACCGACACCCGATCAGCGTCCGGCCCACGGCGGCCCAGCTGGCCTGGCTTAAGGCCGAGCGTGAGCGGCGTGGCATCGCGCTCAACGCCTTGGTCCTGATGGCCTTAGAGGCCGCCATGGCCAGCGCTAATCAGGCTGCCGATCCGGAGAAAGGCTGATGAGCGGCGAACGCCGCTTGTTCCCCAGCGGCAAGAACAATCCCTGCCCCGTGTGCGGCAGGACGAAGGACCGCGACTGCAGGACCAGCCCCGACGGCCTGGAGGTGATCTGCCATCACCCCAAGGACTACAGGCCCGGCGACGTGGTGCGCGGCCTTGGCGATGACCAGCCATGGGCCTTCACCAAGAACACCAAGGACGGCAGGGCTGGGCATTTCACCTTGCACAAGCCACGGATGGGCGACACCCGCCGGCCGATTGAGTTCAACCCGCCGCCGGATCGGGAGCCGGAACCGCCACCGAAGCCCGCCGCGATGCCGGCCCAGGCGCCGACACTGGCGCGGCTAGCTAAGCCACGGCAGCCGGCCGGCAGCCCCTACAGCTACAGCCCAACCCAGCGGATCAACCGGGCTCAGCTGCCTGATGGTGGCAAGCGATTCTTTTGCCAGCACCTAGTAGACGGGCGCTGGGTGGATGGGGCAGGCCCAGAACCTTGGTTCAGCTTTAGCCATCAGGACTGCACCACCACCGATGGCTGGCCCTTGGAGGTGGAGGGCGAGAAGTGCGCTGAGCTGGCCGCCGCCGCCGGGTTCCTAGCTATTAGTCAGCCGGGCCACGCTCACAGCGTTGAGCAGATTAGCGACCGATACGAGTCCCTTGCCCTGGAAGGCACGCCTGGCGTGGTTTACCTGGCGGACAACGACGAGACCGGGCGCGTCAGAGCCAAGCAAGCCATCGAGGCCGCAGCACTGGCCGGCCTGCCGTTGCTGGTGCTCCACGCCGAGGACCTCTGGCCGGACCTGCCGGAAGGCGGATCAATTGACGATGCCCCGGGCGCCACGTCGGATCAACTCGCAATCGTTGAGGTCGCCGCCAGGTTGAAGCACGCTGATGGTGTCAAGGCTGAGCGATCGGCGGCAGCGAAGGAGGCAGCCGAGCCAGAGCCGCCCAGCAGCCCGCCACCGCCACCGGCCGGGAAGCCGAAGCCCAAGGAGGTCAAGAGGCAAAGCGGCGAGAAGCGGCTTTCACTGACCCGTCGCCTGGCCTGCTTCAACCGATGCGTTGAAGTTGAGTCACGCCGCCAGCGCAACAGCCTGACGCGCCGGGTGCGGCTTCTCAAGGCGGTCGAGGCCCTGGGCCTGAGCAAGTTCATCAACCGCCAGGAAATCGCCCAGCGGGTGCTCGAGGCCAAGGACGCTCAGCAGTGCCACAAGTTTGAGCCGCTCACCGCTGAGCAGCGAATGGCGATGGAGCGCCCCCGGGTGCGGTGGCTGATCAATGGTCTGATCCCCGCCGAAGACATGAGCATCGTTGGCGGCAGAGCCAAGGTGGGCAAAACCCGCTTTGCGCTGGCGATCGCCGATGCCGTGCTGAACGGCACCGGGATCCTGGACAACAAGCCCGAAGGCACCCGGCCGGTGGTGCTGGTCACCGACGACCAGGCCGACGGCGACAGCGCCGACATGCTTGAGGCCCTTGGGATCTGGCAGCACCCCGGCCTGCTGTGGTCGCGGCATTTCAGGCTCACCGAGTCGGACATGGATGGCCTGCTTGAAACGGTGAAGGCCAACCCCGGCGCCTTGGTGATTCTCGACAGCCTGCGGTCCATCGGCCGATCGCTTCAGCATGGCGAGAACGACCCGGAGATTGGGGCGATCCTTTACGACCTCAAGGCGGCGGTAATTGATGTCGGCGGCTCGCTGCTGGTGGTGCATCACTGCAACAAGGCCGATGGCCTGATTGGCACCGAGGCTCTCAGCGGTCACAACGCCATCGCTGGATCGGCCAACACGATCATCACCCTGCACTACATCCCAGACCAGAACGGCAAGCCGATCAAGGACGCTCCCCAGCGCCGGATTGTGCGCGAGGCCCGCAGCGGCCAGAGCTTCGACCTGGTGATCAGCGGCACCGCCGGCAGCGGTCGCTTCCACAAGGTCGGCACCTTTGCCGAATGGCAGGAGACGGCCAAGAACGCCGCCGAAGACGCCAAGAAGCAGCAGCGGCTCAGCCTGCAGCAGCGCGAGGCCCTGGAGGCCCTTGAGGCGTCCGGACAGTGGATGACCCGCCGTCAGGTCTGCGAAGCGCTGGAGATCGAATGGGGCGAGCGCGGGCGGGACAAGGACGCGCGCCGGGTTGACGACTCATTGCGCCGCCTTGTGGAGCTTGGCCTAGCTGAGTCGATGAGGGCCGGGACCGAGGCAACTTACAAATTTGCCTCGGATGAAACACTCCGGACAACCCGGACAAGTGAGCCAACCAGTGATAGCAATGGATTTGAGCCCTTCTAGAAAATGTCGGACAAGCCGGACAAGCCGGACAGTAGCAATAGGGCATACACCTTGTCCGGGTTGTCCGAAAACGCTCCGGACACTGAGACCCATTGGCACGACTGATTGGCCGGATTGTCCGGTCTGTCCGAGCGCGTGAGAGGCTCAGCCTCCCAACTCTGAACACCCCCACCCACCCATGCCCACCCCAACCCCCTGGCTCCCCCCAATCCCCGGCCTTCACCGTCGCGACCCTGAGCACCGCTACTGGCTCGGGGACGTGGAGTTCCCGATCTCAGTCACCGGCGTCCTGGCCTGCCTGAAGTCGGATTTCGCCATGCAGCGCATCGAGGCCACCCGCAGCAGCTGGGAGCCCAGGGGCAACACGGCGCACCGAGCGCTGGAGCTGATGATGCTGACCACCAAGGGCGCGCCGCGCACGATCGAGCAGGTGCGGCATGACATCGCCGAGCTTGGGGCCCTGTCGATCGGGGACTACAGCGACTGGATCCAGCCGCTACTGGAGCACGACCGCTGGGACCAGCTGCAGATCATCGCCAGCGAGCGCCCCACCTGCTGCGTCAAGCGCAGGGTGGCCGGCACCTACGACACCGCGTACATCGATGAGAGCGGCCGGCGCGTCCTGGCTGACCTGAAGAGCCTGGGGGAGAACGGCAGCACTTACAGCACGGCGGCACAGTTAGGGGGCTACATGGCGCTGGAAGCTACCCACGGCGTCCTGTACGACGCTGGACAGACGATCTGGTGTCGTCCTGGCCAGACGACCTTCTCGCCGCTCTACAGCCGCTCTGAGTGCCTCCTGGCGTGGGCTGCGGCATGGGCGACATGGCGGGCTCGGCATCCTGATCATTGATGGCCCACCCCCTTGCGGATCAACTTACCGACCCGGTAAGATTCCATGGTCACCCCGTCAGGATTCCGACCTTGCACCGCCTTCTCTCTCACCCCAAAACTGGCGACGCGCTGCTCACCGCTTTTTTTGTGGCTGTCTTTGCCGTGCTGATCCATGGTTGATCAAGCTCAGGCTCCCGACGTTGAAGAGCTACTGGCCGAGATCGTCCAGCTCAAAACGATTGCCGCCGAAACCCAGGAGCAGCTCACCGAGCACCTGGACCGCCTCACCGTTTTGGTGGACGAGGCAGAGATCGATCAGTCGTTCAAGTTCAATGACTGGAGCTTTTCCTGCACTAGCCGCACCACCTACGACTATCCGGGCGAAGTTCAGGAGATCGAGCAGATTTTCAAGACCGCCCAAAAAACCGCTGAAGCCAATGGCAGCGCCATCCCCAAAGTCGGCGCACCTTTTTGGACCATCAAGCGACCCAAGCCATGAGTGGCGCCATCACAGTTGAGATCCCCCCAGAGCGCCGAGAACAAATAGTGCTGGCTGTGCTCAGCTCCCCGGTTGAACAGGCCTACCGCCTTCAGGCCGAACAGCTGGGGATTAGCTCAGAGCTGGTGCGCCAGATCTGGCACGGCAAACGCTATGCCGAGATTCATCCACACCTGCTGCGGCTGGACAAGCGCGCCATCGCTCGTTCCTGCGTCCAGTGCGCCCACTACCAGCTCCAGCAGGAACGGATCAAAGACCGCAAGGCCGGAACTGAAACCCGCCGGGTCGGCAGGTGCGGCTTGGGTATCCCCGAGGCCGAAAACGTTCGTTATGCCCGGGGCTGCGAGGCATTCGCGTGAGGCGCCAACCAATCTCAGATCCTGAGGCGGTAGTTCAAGCAGTGTTTGCCCTGCCAGTTGAGCTCAGCCACCGTGATGCAGCGGAACGAATCGGCTGCCATCACACAACCGTGGCCGCCATCAGGTGCGGGCAAAAGTTTGCCGATGTCTTGCCGGGCATCCCCCGGCTTGACAAGGACATGGCCATAACCTGTATTCAGTGCCTGCACTTCAACAGGGAACGCATAAGGACCTGGAACAAAAAAGACCGAACGATTACCGAAACGCCGGGGATCTGTGAGCTCGGCATCCCCGAAGCCGAAAACGTCAGGTATGCCCGGGGCTGCGGGGCATTCTCCAAAAAACCCAATGACTGACACCCTCGACAACTTCCGCCGCAGGCTCAACCAGATCATTGCCGAGGCGGCCGAAGAGCTCAACGCCGAGCGGCTGGCACATGAGCACCAATTGGCATCTGCCCTTGAAAGCCTGAGCCAGGACAGCGCCTGTCAGGCCGCCTATGCCGATGGCAGGTCAGAGGAGCGCTCACGCTGTCTGGCATTGATCGACGACCACCTGAGCACCCTCAAAAGAACTGGTGTGCAGACAATGGCGCTGGAGAGCCTGCGATCGGCGGTGAAGGGGAACTGATTGGCCAACCCCCAGAAAGCCAAGGGAGACCGTGCCGAACTGGAAGCGTCCGCGATCCTCACCGACCTGCTGGGCGTGCCCGTGCGGCGCAAGCTGGGGGCCGGCAGGATCGACGACACCGGCGACCTTGATGGCATTCCGGGTCACGTCGTCCAGGTCGCCAACTGGGCCGATGCCGCCGCAGCCGCCAGGGTCAAACCTCCTGAGGCCGAGCAGCAGCGCATCAACGCCCAGGCCGATCACGCGGCGACACTGGTCCGCTTCCGTGGTGGCACCTGGCGGGTCGTGCTGACCCTGGAGCAGTGGGCCCGCTACATCAAGCCATGACCGCCCCGATCGTCCACCGCTACCTGGTCACCGTGCGCCTCGACGCCTGCCGTACTAGGGACTTCTCAGTGATGGCCCCAACCCATTGGTCGGCAGGTTGGCTATGGCGACAGCTGCATCCTTACGCTGAGGTGATAGCTGTTCGCAGGGCTAAGGAGTATGGCGGGGATCACACTCCAGCTGGAAGGGCTCAGCCAGCTTCAGAAGATGATTGAGTTCACTGACCCCAAGACGTTTGCCAAAGCGCAACGGGCGGGCCTGACCAAAGCATCAGGCGCAATCAAGACCCAGGTAGCCAAGGGCATCGGTGAGCGCTACAACCTCAAAGCAGCACGGATCAAGCAGGACATCAGCAGAGCATCAATTGCACCTGATGGAACATCGGCAACGATCCGTTTCGGGCGCATATCACCAACCTTGACCCAGTTCGGCATGAAGCCTGGCAGCCGTGGGGGCAAGCAGCCTGGCCTGGGGCGTGGCTTGGGCTGGGGTAAGCCAGCCAAGCCTGGCCGACCGCTCACCGCCATGGTGCTCAGGGCTGATGGACGCAAGCCCTACACCGGCGCATTTGTTGCCATCGGCAAAGGTGGTAATCAGCTGGTGGTGCGCAAGGACAGCAAAGGCAAGCTGCACACGGTCTATGGCCCATCGGTCGGCTCGATCTTCCTAGGCAAGGGCCGCTATGCCCTAGAGCTACAGGACACAGCAGCGCGGCTGATCAATGATGAGTTCATCAAGGGATTTGAGAAGAAGCTGGGCGACATCGCCCGAGGGTATGGCGGGCGGTGATCGGGTCACCCCCCCC